GACCAACATCATCAACAAACGAGCCAAGCTCGTACAAATCGAAATCATCAGGATGTTGATACATCTGATTGTCCTCCGACATTCGATTAACTTCCGAAGTAAAACTTCGAACGGCGACACCAATAGACGGCAAAAAAAACGGACGACCAAAAGTATCCGCAGCTCGATCTTTAATAGAACAAACAATCATCTTCATACTTACTCCTCACGTAAGTGTACGTTTCAACGATTGAAGGCGGGCTTTCGCCACCTTCTCCTTAACAGCAAGCCTTTCGTCTGTATCGACTTCACGCTCACAACGCCTGTTATACCGATCAAGTTCGATCATGTCAAACTCTACTGGGTATTCCTTCGCAAACTTCTTGTCATAGTAGCGAGGAGGCCTAACCTGCTTACCATTCACAACCACATAGTCATGTGGATAAACATCATCCTTCCACTTAGCATACCAATCAGCAGCAATACCGGGCTTAAGAGACATCTTGTTAAACTCAGGTCGTCTCAAAGTTACCTCACCCGTAACCGGGTGCGTAAACTCATAATGATCATCCTGGTTCTTACCAGTTACCTTCTTCATAATATACCTAGCAACATAAGCAGCTGACTGAAAAGTCACATCACCTACCGAACTATACCCAAAAGACATTTCCGTCTTTGGATCAGTCCATAACTCCTCAAGAGCCTGGCTCCGATATATAACGGACCCAGACGACGTCTTCTGCCAAAACGTCTTATCCTCGAAATCAAAATTAAACAAACACGCATGAAAATGCGGACGTCCAAAATTCTCACCATACTCGCCCGCCATGTAAAACCTGATCGGCCGCTTACCCTGAGAATCTTCTTCGTAACCGCTAAAGCGCTTACGTAGCCGCTTCATGAACTTTTGAAAATGGTCGTAATGTAACGACTTATCTTCTGGCACCCAATCATCATTGTAGGTCAATGTGATAAAGCAGTTCTTCTGCCACAGACTTGCTTCATGCATGCACCTAACAGCCCACTGGCGAGAACGCTCCAGCCGACAACCCACGCACTGCCCACATGGCAGCGTGAGGGAGCGTGTGATGTCAAACCGGGCGTTCTCATAAAAAACCACATCACCAGCAGCCGTCTTAAACGCCTGCAGCGGGTGGTAACAAGGCATTACATCCGCCATCCACCACGCATAGGATTAGAACGAAGATTAGGCATCTTCGTACGCTTCACATTGCGCTTAAACATCTTAGACGACTTGTACTTAGAAACAGACTTGCGATTTACCGGTCTCATAGATCTCTCCTAGTTGGTGTCACCTGGCACAGTTACATCAAGTAGATCACTGTGCCACGGAGGGTTCACCACCCTCCGAAACGCTGGATTCGGCCGCCTGAACGGCCTTCTGGGGCTCAATAAGCCCCATCTCTACCAGCTCCTCCCGATTGCGCTCATCCGCGCAAAAGTCAACAAACGCTCCCGCGTCGTTACCAAAACGCTTCCGCACACCTGACGGAAGCGCATCAAACGCCATCTTGGCGTCAATCACAGCGTTCATAGCGCTGTGATAGTCCGTAACGCCCGAAAAATCCCCGTATTGCGGAATACGGGCACCCGCGGGCAGTCCGGCCACACCAAACTTCTTAAGCATAAAGTTAATATCGCACTCAGCTTTAAAATTCTGCTGGGTGCGAGTACCATCCAAACACAAAAGCGCAGACTCGTCTGACGCTTCATTAGTGTTGTAGTTATACGGATTACGAACAAACGTATTCATTTCTTAAATCTCCCTTGAGGTAATTTAAATTTGAACATCTTACGAACATCTATAGCTTGACGAATAACGTCAATAGCTATATCAGCTGCGGGGCCAAGTTCCTTAGCAATACGGCCCCAACCACCAGTGGCTTCCATCGCTGCAACATCCGCAGCCAACAACTTATTTTCACTAACTAACTTTTTAACAACCTGAGCAACCTGATCAGTCGTCATCTTCTCAGTTAACAACTGTTGACCCAACAACGCAGTAACAGCCGTAACGCGCTCTTGATCAGTCTTAAGATTTTCAATCTCTTGACCAATCTTCTCAACAGTCGCGTCGATCTGACTTTCCTGCGTACGATTCAAACTAGCCTGACTTTCAGCAGAATACGCCTGTTGATATACCTGAGCAGCCGGCGTAAACGCATCTAACAAATTAGGCATCGCACCAGCAGGTGTCGAAGCACCACCTAATTTAGCTGCAAGCATAGGATTTAAACCTGCGGCTTTCATATCAGCCATAGCACGCTGATAAGAAGTACCGCTCATCTGCTCTTGAAATGCTTGTTGAGCCGAAGCAGCTTGAGTCTGCTGCTTATTACGGCTCAAACCACCATACAAACTGGCGGCAGCACTAGCCCACGGCACAATAGGAGACAAAGGCTCGATAGCCTTTGCAACAGCCGTTACCGGCGATAAAACAGTATCTAAAAAACCCATCACTCCCTCCGGTCGTGTTCCGAGCTGCTTGGCTCACGCCAAACAGCCCGGCCTATCTTTAGAAATGATCAATCAATCCAGGAACAGAATACAACGGCATCGGCCTTGCCATCTTGATATCAAAAAACGCATCAAGTAGAAACTGCTGACCATTAGCGGCTGCACCTACGGCAACGACACGCTCAACTGGTGGAGTGTCCTCAATAAACGTTGAATTAAGCGTAGGCAAATCACCGAAATTCTGCGCCAAATGCCAAGCGTCCAATGTTCCGGCCGCTGTAGACCTAAAGAGGCCAGTAATTTGGCTCGGCTTATAGCGATACTCAGCCCAACGCTCTTGGTATCCAAAAACCTCATCATCCTCAGAAGTACCCTGGACATAAATTTCCTTATTAAGAACCGCTTGCTCACCAAGCGTAGCAAAAGCAGGAAAATAAAAATCATAACGCGTAGAACGCGACCACATCTTATGCAGACCCTGCTGATAAGTCAGGTCTGCTCTCACGGCCGCAAGGCCAAGAATCACACCATGCTCAGTACTAGAGTACGTAAAACCATGGCCCTGTGCGAGAGCTGTACCCATCGCAGCAAGGTTACCTTGTGGAGTAGTGTTCTCAGCCAAACCCGTTGCGCTGGTTTGCGCAATAGGATTAATGACAACGGGAGTTGAACCACCACCAAGATATTCAGGACGCTGAAGACGAGCATCTGGGCTAACAACGCCAAAGTGTGCACGAATAATTTCAGTATAACGAGTACCGCCACGGGCATCCCTTTCTAACAGCTTCTGAATCTGAAAACTCTGACGAAGCTGATTAATAGTAGCGGCTGTAGCAGTAGAAAGATCAGCATACAAACCACTCTCATCGCCAAACTGAATAGGAAGATTAGCGGTAGTCGGATCAGGAGCAAAAACATTACCAACACTATTAACCTTCAAAGTCTGGTTAGTAAACCCAGACCCTGACCAAGTGGGATTCAACCCATTTGAAATAACCTCAGCATTGCCACCTAGCGGCAAAGTAACAGCATCACCCTTTTGAGGCCATGGGAGAGCTGAAGTGAAATAATCATGGCGCTTACCACGACGCAACAGAGTGTAATCAGTAGGATCATCAGGACCATCACCTAAATCAACAACAGCACTATCTTGCAAATTCTGATCACGGAACCATTCATTCCAAATCAAGTTATAAGCACGAGGCCAGAAAGAACAGTGCTCAACAGTAGCGGCACCACCAATCTGACCAACAGTTGGCAAGCCCATATAGTCTTGCAAAGAACCCACAGCATAGCCACCAGCAGGGCTGGTAGTAGTAGGTACAACGTAATCAATGGAAGAATCAGGATCAGGCGTACGCTCGCCCATAAACTTCTGCCAATTTTCCCAAATAAGACGATTAGGTACAAAGAAAAAGAAAGTATCAAGATACATGTTGTCCATAATTGGAAACAACGGGGTAGCAAGACGGGCAAACGCAGTCATCTTAAGATTGAACGTATCACCAGGCAACACTTCATCACAATAAACAGGCACTAAATAACCACTATCAAACGTAGTCTTATAAGCCTTTTGGCTATCAAACCGACTACGAGGAATATCAGCTCGCGGAATCATAGCGAACTGATGAACATTTACAGACTGATTACGATGCATAAATCCTCCAAGAAAAAAGGGGGCCGTAGCCCCCAAACTTAACTTGTCTTGACATCCTTACCGCGAGTAACCAATCGCGGATCATCAAGGAGCTCAAAACGACCAACATCATCAACAAACGAGCCAAGCTCGTACAAATCGAAATCATCAGGATGTTGATACATCTGATTGTC